TACGGCACTGCTTTTTTTGACATAAATATCAAACAGTGCTATAATCAATAAAAATTCAAAGGAAAAACACATATGTTTTTTAACCTATCGACTAGCCGATTGGATAATTTCCCTTACCATTATACTTTGCCCAATGGACTTGTACTAAACACAGATGACGGTTGGGAATTATACACAACAGCTAGTCATACAGTTGTAATCAAAGGTTACACTAATCAGTACAATTTAAGTGATATTATTGACAATCTTATTGTACAAGATATTCCTGCATACAAAGGAAACTTCTGTGCATTTGTTGCAGATAGTGAACATGTGAAAATTTTACATGACACAAATAGAGGATTTCCTCTTTGGGCAGGTGATGAATATGTTACAAATCTTTTTGAACATGGAGAACAACATTGGGTAGATCGTGTTATTACGGTAAACAACAAATTAAAATATAGTCAATCTTTCTTTACAGCATACAATAAAAATACACAACAGTTAACAGATACTGAATTAGTAGATAGTTTGCATAATACTATTTGTGAAACTTATGAACAGTTCCTTACACACAATACAAAGCCATTAAAAATGTTTTTGAGTGGCGGAATAGATACTACAACTGCTTGGGCATACTTGGATTATTTTACAAAGGATTATGAATTAGTTGACTATGAATATATTAAATTTACTCCATTCTGGAAAAATAATAGCCATCCAATAAAAAAACATTGGGGATATACCCAAGTACATTTATGGGATGAGAGCTGTGTATTAGTAACAGGGGGAAATGGTGATGAGAATTTTCTTCGCGGTCCGCTGACATTGGGACTTGCATTGAAACAATATGATTTAATATTTGAAGATATTTTACAACCTGAAGATTATCATTACTATTATCTTATGATTAAAAATTATAAAAAAATTATGGAGGAGATAGATTCTATCTATCCAAAAATAAATGATATAGAAGATTATATACTTAACAGGAATGTAAATGACTTTCAACATTGGCATATTGACAAAACTTTAACGTTTACACCATTTAAAGACATTGATATACTTTCGTTGGTGCTAACAAGTAGTAAAGAACTATTGATTAACCAAGCAAGAACTGGTATGATAAATCGAGAACTTATAAAAAAACTAGATCCATGTAAACTAGATAAAATTAGTCCTTCGAAGAATAACAACCCAAAGGGCGTGTTATGAATTGTAAATTTTTAAGTAATGGTTTGGCACTTAGTTATGACCATCTTGTTAAACCTTGTTGTATATTTGGCCGTAAAGACTGGGAGCATACTATAGAGAATACAGACCTTACTACCTGGTTTGATAGTGCGATAGTAAAAGATATGCAGTTAGAACTTGATTCAGGGAAGTTTCCTGAACGTTGTGTCCAATGTAAAAATATAGAAGCACAAGGCAGAGGTGATAGTATGCGCCTTAATGGTGAAAGAGCATATGATCATTATACAAAAGATGATATTACTCTAGAAATTAGGCCTGGGAATACTTGTAATTTTGCATGTCAGACATGTTGGCCAACGGCCAGTAGTAGAGTAAGTAGTTATCATAAACAGGCCTTTGGTTCTAATGACATTGTGAGCAAACGTTACACTGATTATAGATTTTTAGATCCAATCGCTCATAGATTGCGTAATATTGTATTACTAGGTGGAGAGCCTTTTTATGATAAGAACTGTTCTAAATTTTTGGAATGGCTAGAAGATAAAAAAATAGATGCAGAACTTACTTTATTCACAAATGGTAGTATGATTGATTGGGATTTTGTAAACAATTACAAAGGCAAGCTAACGATCGTTGTAAGTTTAGATGCAATGGGAAAAGTGGCAGAATATATACGCCCTGGTGCAGAATGGGAAACAGTTAGATCAAACTATAAGAAATTGCTTGCTACACCGCATATTAACACAAGAGTAAATATTACTGTTAGTGTATATAGTATTCCTTTTATAGGGGAACTATTAAAATGGCTGGCACGGGATTGGCCTGAAATTGTCAGTTTTGGAACAGCATCAGAAACACATTTAGATTTGAACGTTGTACCAAAAACTTTAGTTGATCCTATTGTAAAAGATTTGCGAGAAACTATTGATATTATTAACACCAGCAAAATTGTTTTACATCAAAAACAAAATACTCAAGCAGTACTTGAGGCAACAATAAACAAGTTACTTACTGAAGATTTTAACAGTGACCATCATAATCAGTTTGTTAATTATATGACTAAGTTGGATATGGTTAAGAACCTGTATGGTGAAGACTACAATCCCTACTTCAAAAAAATTAAAAGTTTTATGTTGACAAGATAAATACTTTGTCATATACTATAGAAGTTGTTAAGCAACATGGTATGTGTCTTAGGCAACATTTAAGGCTAAAACATAGGCAAAGGAGAACAGGCATTATGGCATCATTAGCAGAAATCCGTGCAAAACTAAAAGCACAAGAAACACGTTCAGAACGTGCAGGCGGCGGCGACAACGCAATTTATCCACATTGGAATATCCCAGAAGGCAGCACATCAGTTGTGCGATTCCTTCCTGATGGCAATCCAGACAATACCTTCTTTTGGGCAGAGCGCCTTATGATTAAACTACCCTTTGCGGGAGTTAAAGGAGACATGAATTCCAAGCCAGTACAGGTACAGGTTCCCTGTGTGGAAATGTGGAATGAAACTTGTCCGGTCCTATCAGAGGTTCGTGGTTGGTTTAAGGACAAGAGCCTTGAAGATATGGGTCGCAAGTACTGGAAGAAGCGCAGTTACATTTTCCAGGGCTTCGTAACAGAAAATCCTCTCGCAGAGGATGTTGAGCCTGAGAATCCAATTCGTAGGTTTGTAATTAGTCCAAGTATCTTTAATCTTGTTAAAGACGCACTGATGGATCCTGATATCCAGGAACTTCCAACAGACTATGATGCAGGACTTGATTTCCGCATCACAAAGACAACCAAGGGACAGTACGCTGACTATTCTACAAGTAAGTGGGCTCGTAAGGAGACTGCACTAACAGAGGCACAAAAGGCAGCTATTGATTCCTTTGGCTTGCATAACCTAAACGACTTCCTACCCAAGCGTCCTAGCGAGGTAGAACTAAACGCTATCAAGGAGATGTTTGAAGCATCAGTTGATGGCGAGGCTTATGATGTTGAGCGTTTTGGACAGTATTATCGTCCATATGGTGTTGATGCTCCAGCAGGTTCCTCTCCAACGTCTGACACTCCTGTAGCAGCACCAAAGCCAGCGCCAACACCACAGGCCACTGAAACAGCGGCAGCACCTGAACCAGAGGCTGCACCAAAGCCTGCTCCAGTAGCAGAAGCGCCAGCAGGCGATAGTGGTGGCAAGAGTGCAGAAGACATTCTTGCAATGATCCGTTCAAGACAGAAGTCTTGATTAAATAAGGGGGAGAGCGCAATGCTCTCCCTTACTTTTCTTATACTGGAGATATAAATGGCAAAGCCTTTTGACGTAAGCAAATTCCGTAAGGATATTACAAAAAGTATTGATGGACTTAGTGTAGGGTTTCATGATCCTACTGACTGGATCAGCACAGGTAACTATGCACTAAACTATCTTATTAGTGGTGATTTCCACAAGGGTGTACCAATGGGTAAGGTTACAGTGTTTGCTGGCGAAAGTGGTGCCGGTAAAAGTTACTTTGCTAGTGCTAACATTGTTAAGAACGCCCAAGAGCAAGGTATCTTTGTTGTACTAGTTGACAGTGAGAACGCTCTAGACGAAGCATGGCTACAGGCACTAGGTGTTGACACAGATGAAAGCAAACTACTCAAACTAAGCATGAGCATGATTGATGACGTTGCTAAGACTATTAGTACGTTTATGAAAGACTATCGTGCTATGGCAGAAGAAGACCGTCCAAAGGTATTGTTTGTACTAGATAGTTTGGGAATGATGCTGACACCTACAGATGTTGATCAGTTCGATAGAGGTGATATGAAAGGTGATATGGGTCGTAAGCCCAAGGCACTAACAGCTCTTGTGCGTAACACAGTTAACATGATTGGTAGTTATAACGTTGGTATGGTGTGTACCAACCACACATATGCATCACAGGACATGTTTGACCCAGACGATAAGATCTCAGGCGGACAGGGCTTTATCTACGCATCAAGTATTGTAGTAGCAATGCGTAAGCTCAAGCTCAAAGAAGATGTAGATGGTAATAAGGTAAGTGATGTACGTGGTATTCGTGCAGCATGTAAGGTTATGAAAACACGCTACGCAAAGCCATTTGAAGGCGTACAAGTTAAGATTCCTTATGAGTCAGGAATGGATCCTTACAGCGGTTTGCTTGATATGTTTGAAAAGCAAGAGCTACTTGTTAAGCA